TATTTCCCCCGATGCTAGCGGAAGTTTGTTTTTAGTTGCAGCGTTCCGTGAGTTCATTTCGCTTGTAGACCATTCGTCGACTACTGACGCAGGGAGCCGATCAAGCAATAGCTTTAAGCGGAGATCTTGATTTTTTTGATATCGCTCCTTATCTATTACTCTGCGATAGCCAACTTCTATGCCATTTCCGTTATTCAATTCCGAAAAGAAAGTAGATAAAGATTCTTTATTTGCTTTTGACAGCATCTCTTCAGGATTCTTAAAGGATGAATAAGTCATTCCGTTTTCAGTGTAGTAACCGCTTAGGAGTTGTTCTCTTTCTGTTTTTGTAAAATATTTTTTTGTTGCGGTGTCGTTGTTTTCTGCCAAAAGCTGCCTATGCAGCGCCCCGACCATTTTTGATCTAGAGGCGGCCCCATTCCACTCAAAACCGTTCATGCCCCAATAGGTTGCTCCGTTTGAGGAATAGGCATCTCCAAATGGAGAGTCCTTCACTATGTCGGATCTGCCGGTGAGACTTATTGAATCAACTTCTAGAGCTTTCCATATATTTTCAGAGTAAGCCATGAAAGAAGTGCTAATCCCTGAATTCCTAAGCTCAGGCTTTACGAAAATTTGGTTTAAATCAACCGAGAGACCGGTATTTGTAATTGATAATTTAAAGCTAGCCGTACCAACGTCTGACAATTCTTGAACATTTGTTCCAGCTACATTTTCTTGAGGAAAACTTAATTTTACATCAACATAAACGGGCAAAGATTCTCCCGATGCAACAACGCTCGCTCCGTAGTCCACGCTGCTTACTTGAGATGATAAAGGCAATTCTTCTTGTGCGAATATGTTTGATCGAGAAACATCGATCAACAATTCTGATCCAAGATTGAACCTCTCTCCACTAGAGCTTTCTACTACAACATTATTTCTTAGAGGAATAGAAATATTGTTAAATAATTTATTCAGTGATTGCAAAAAGTTGTCTTTTAGGCTGTCGTCATCGGCAAATTCTAAGTATGAAAATCTTTCTGGCTGCTCAATATTCTTGTTTTCTGGAGTAAATAATTTTCCAGAACGCCATTGAATCGATGGTAAAACAAAGTTGACAATCATGTCTCTTGTGTCGAAAGCGTTGGTAAGTTTTTCACCATCTAGTTTTTGTCTTTCGACTTCTGTTTCATAATTGGCACCAGAAGAAAAGGTGTCCGAGCCACCATCGACGGAGCTAATTTCTCTATCTTCAAAGTCTATTGAAGTATTTTTATCTAAATTATAAAACTCGTGAAGGTTAGAAATTGTATTTAGCAAACCATTTAATGGTCGATTAGCAGGGGTTGCCTCTGCGAATGCTCTACCGTCATCGCTAAGTGCGTTGCTGTGTTGAAGGTTGAATTCTGGAAAAGCTTCTCTTTGCGTGTAGAACATCTCTGCCGCAATACCGCGCCTGCGGTGACCGCGTCTTGTCTGGATTTCCAAAACTTCTAGCTGGCCATCATTTGGAGCCCAAACTGACATCCTTGCTATGACTGGTGCGGTTCCTTTTCCCGTAAGGCTCCGAAGTACGTCCTGGTCATCGACATCATTTGGACCAATTGGTGATTTCTTTTTATTAAAAGGGTTTTCGCCTTGTTCGTCAAATATTTTTGCAAGAGAATTGCGTTCTTTTTCAATGTCTGACTCCAAATAGGATACGACATCTCCATTTTGCGTGACGATTATTCTATATTCAGTATCTTTATTTTTAACTTTTTTTGAAGCGAATATATCTCCATAGTCGTGAAGATTCAGTGGTGACAGTTGCTCCATACCGCTGGAAAACGCACCAACAAGCTCTCTGTCGTTACTTAATCTGCGCTCGTACCCAATTGTTACGTTTTTCTCCTGAAACAAACTAGTTGCCTGTTCAAAAGCAAGAAGTTCTTCCGCGCTTGAATCTGTTTCAAACACAGAATTACCATCTACTCTTCTTTCTTCTATTAGGAGAGATATCCGTTTTCTCTCTTCTTCGCTAAACCAATTTTGCGTTTGGTCGTCAAGTCCATCTTTAATTACGCGAAGAAAATCTTGTTTTGCTTTTTCTCCAGACCACGTAAATCCATTTTTTGGCCAGTGCGTTGCCCCAATTCGATTTCCCTCTTTGTCGGACAACCCGCCCGTATATATTCTTTTTGCGTCAATCGCATTATATATTTTTTCATTACTTGCATTAAATAAGCTACCTATGCCAAGACCCTGTGATGGCTCGTTTAGAAAGAAAGTATCGTGGATAACTGTTATTCCAGAGTCTTTTTCTCTAGTATTAAACATTATTGTCCTGGAAGATGAACCAAACTGGATTCGGTCAAGTTCCGGAGTTCCTTCTGGGAGTGCATAAGCGTTTTCGAGCATTTCTTCTGGCACTCCGGCTTTCGCCAACCGATCCATTGCTTCCTCTGACGGAGCCAACCTCATGCGAAGCTTTATATTCATAAATGTTTGTTTTTCGGAATCTTCATCAAAAATTGTTGTATATAGCTGTTCTTCTGCCTGTTCATTAATATCATTTAAATTTATGTCCGCTAGCTCAATATCCCAGCCCTTATATTTATTACCTGGCCGGACAGAAATGCGAACCGTTTTTCCTAAATTTATTTTTTCACCGTTTTTGGCGGTAACTACAATGTCTTTTTCCAGTTCTATTTCGCTATTAAAAATTTCCGCGAGCAAATCATGTATTCTTTTTTTTGCTTCCAACCGCTCCGGTGAGTCGGCCAGTTCTTTCGTGTCTTCGTCAAAAATGTCTTTGATTGTCGTGAATTCATCTTGCTCAACAAGCAAATCACTTCTTAGTAGTTCTTTTAGTTCTTCTATTTTCTGTAATTTTTCTTGCGTTAATTCGGGCCGGGAATCAACAAGCTCTTGATATGTTGCTCCAGAAGAAAAAGTGGTTGACCTATCTGGAGATTCCTCACCGCCAAAAAGCTGACTTCCTGACGATGGTCTGGTTTTTTTGGGGGAAAGTTCCGAATCCCTAGTGCTCTGTTTTGGTTTTTTACCCTCGGATGCAGTGCCAACATATATTGGCTTTGTTGTTCCTTCGTCAGCCCAGCCGTCACCGTCTGGGTCTCTTCTTGAGCCAGTCGGCTTTCTTGTGCCGGGCTTACCTCCGGTGGGTAGGTCTATGTCTCCCTGGCTGCGCCCGCCGCGACGACGGCCAAGGCTAGGAATCCCGGAAAGCCTGTTTGAAGCATAGGAAGCAAGACGTCGACCAAGAGCTTTTTCCTCAAGGTCTGGTTCGCGGCCTTTGCGTGATTCATCAAAGGGGATGAGAAATTCATTTTCTTCACTTGACATTTAGAGCAATAATACCATTTGTTGATGGCTTAAAATGCGGAAACTAAAGCCTTTGGCCACACTTTGTGCATATTTTTGCCCAAGGGTAAAAACGCGTCATATTCATAGGGTGATCACATTCTAAAATACGCTTAGCCTCTACGTTTAGCGCATTTCTTATCCACGCTGACAGCGATATCTGCTCATGTGTTGACGCTTCTTTCCATCTATTGCGTTCAGCATCCGTTGTTCGTATTAGGACCTGCTTGTCGGAAGGATTGCCATTCTCGTTTGGGTTCCCTCGGGCAATCGTCGGTTCAAGGTTTTCAGCAACCTTGTTCATGGCTGCAACTATGTTGTTTTCTTCGTCGCTACTCATTCTCTTCCTCGGTCTCGTTGATATCTTCAACAATCTCAGCATCAATTATTTCCGATTCGCTCTCTCCCATGAGGGCTTTTACAGTTCCTTCAGGCAAAACTCCTGCTATTGCCATTAGTTCTAGAAGTTTTCTTGCCTCTGATTCTGGATCAAACCCGGTAGATGGCTTTATAACACCAGGCTGGCCAGCGATTGTCGCTCTAACTTGTTGATTATTATTGTCAACCTGAACATTTACATTTGTCTGCTCCATGCCCATTAGCTTACTTCTTCTGTCCATGATGGATAGGACTTGCTGAATGGCTTTCATGTCTGGTTCGACTTGAACTTCTGTCCCGTCATCCATGACCACTCGTCGATGCTGTGTCATCGGCCAAATTGCTTGTTGCAGGTTGTCAAGCCTTTCAAGCTCCAGCCTGAGAACCTCGGGGTAGGCAAGAATTGCCTCTCTGTTCATTTTTTGGAGCTGTCGCTCAATGGACCTAGAGACGCTAGGGGCAGACATACCAAATCTTCTTGCTATCTCGGTTACAGAAGTTCCAGCTTGTCGCATCTTGAATATGCGAAGATCACGTTCGCTTAGGAATTCTTTTGTAGTTAT